GTGGTTCTGGTGATAATTTCTAATCAAAAATTTGACTTCTACTCAAAAATCAGTTATAATATCTAATATATTATGAATAATTCCTTAACCGAATCGCTCGAATTCGCAAATCGAATGAAACAGTACAATAACCAATTACGGTTGTTAAAAGAAAAATGTCTTGAGAACAATGTCTATTACACTCAAGGACATCAGTTCACAATCGATCTTGCCTTAATAAACTATTGTTTAACATTCATTAATGTGAAAAAAACAAACGAAGCAATATTTTTAGATGATTATAATCTGCCTGTCAAAATTACAGATGTTCAAAATTTTTATGACAACATTATTGATCAATATCAAAATAATCTCAACTCGTATTTTGTCGAATACAATCAATTGGTGAAAGACAAAGGTGAAATATAACAATGTCAAAAGGTGTACTACTGTTTGCTCACAACAACAGCACTGTGGACTATGTTAAGCAGGCTGACTTTTGTGCTAAACAGATTCAAAAACATTTAAAACTACCAGTGTGTCTGATCACTTCCAATGAAGTGTGTGAACAAAATAATTTTAATCATGTTATTTTTGTAAAGTCTCCAGATCAAATACAAAAACGTTCATACTATGATGGCAACGAGCATCACAAAGACTTCTGGAATAACCAGTCGAGACCAGATGCTTATAAGTTAACCCCATATGAAGAAACTATTGTGATGGATACTGATTATATTGTATCCAACGACAGTTTGAACAAAGTGTTTGACAGTAAAGAAGATTTTTTAATTAATTACAAAGCACAACACGTAGATTTTAATTCTAAATACACAGACGAGATGAAATACGTGAGTGACACAGGTATTGAAATGTGCTGGGCAACAGTTTTTTATTTTAAAAAAACTGAAAGAACACGAATACTATTTGAATTAATAGATCACATAAGGAACGAATGGGAATTTTATAGATTCAAATATCAAATCACAAACACAAATTATAGAAACGATTTTGCTTTTGCGATTGCTTTACACATGATGAATGGTTTTGTCGAATCCCAATGGCCCAAACAACTGCCTTGTAAGTTATTTTATGTTACTGATAAAGATGTTGTAGAATCATACAGTAATAATCAATGGCATTTCACATTGCAAAGCGGTTTAAAATGTAAATTACAAGATATGAATATTCATATCATGAATAAAATAGGTTTAAACAAAATAATAGAAGCACATGAATAAAGGAATTGTATTATTTGTCCAACAAAACAGTAAGACTGATTATTTAAAACAGGCTGTGGCGTGTGCTTTGAGTATTAAAAAATTTAATCCAACAGAAAAAGTTTGTTTGATTACAGATATAGAAGTACCTAGCAAATATCAATCTGTGTTTGATGTTATAAAAGATATTCCAGGAGAGGATTTCGCTAAAGCAAGTGATTGGAAAGTGGAAAATAGATGTAAAATTTATGATATTGCTCCATTTCAAAAAAATATTGTGCTTGATGTTGATATGTTGGTGTTAGAAAATATAGAACATTGGTGGACAGCATTAGAAAACTATGAATTATATTACACAAACAAAGTTAGAACATATAGAAATGAATGGGTAACCAGCAATTATTATAGAAAAGTTTTTGAAGAGAATCAGTTGCCAAACGTATATTGTGGTTTTCATTACTTTATCAAGAATGAAAACAATAAAAAGTTTTATGATACTCTTAAAGAAGTTGTCACAAACTACAAACAGTTTGCTAATAAATTTACAATACATCACACACAAAAATGGTGCAGTATGGATGTGGCAACTGCTATTGTAGTGAAAATGTTAAACAAGGAACACCAAGTATTTTCAAATCACAAATTTTTAACATTTACACATATGAAGCCTAAATGTTTAAATTGGAAAAGTTCTGTAAATCATTGGAACGAACAATTAGATTATATGATGAATAAAAATTGTGAACTATTTGTAGGTAATATTAAACAACAAGGAATTTTTCATTATGTTGAAGACAGTTTTTTAACAGAAGAAATTATGGAGTGTTTAAAATGAACATCAGACCACCTTTAACATTTGATGTAATTAAACCTGATGTAACACATTACATACATTTTAACCCTGAAACGGGTATACCGACTGGGTGTAGTGTTGAACAAAAAGGACACAGTGTTAAAATATCTGAAGAACTTGCCATACAAATTAAAAAAGGATACAAAAATTTATTAGATTATAGAGTGAAATTAGTAAACAACGAGTTTGTAGTTGAAACAAAAAATGCTTTACAAAATGTTACTCATAATCAAACGCACAGTAATTTGATAGAAAATAGAACAGTATATGAAATTAAAAAGAATAATAAAGATTCTTGTATAAGATTTGTATTAGATCTCAAACAAAAAGTTTGGAATGTAAGCATAGATACAGAACTAAAAAACAGTCTAAAAAATACGTTAAAGTCTCTAGATACTGTATATAAATTTTTTACAACATCAACAGACAATTCAGCATTGTTAGACTATGAATTTCTAATAGATATCAAAGAATTAATGTCTAAAGAAACATTAACTATGCCACATCAATCAGACAGTATACCAAGATTGTTTTGTAGAAAAGTTTACAACTATTCATATGAGGTACACCAATGATATTAAAAACATCAGATATGGATTTTATATTTTTAAGTTTAGATGAACCTAATGCAGATAAAAACTTTGCTGATCTAAAACGCAAAGTTCCATGGGCAAAACGTGTACACGGAGTAAAAGGATTTGATACTGCTCATAAACGTGCGGCTGAAATATCTGAATCAGAAAGATTTATAACTGTCGATGCTGATACGCAGATAGATGAAGAGTTTTTAAATGTGTTAGTAGACCTTAATTCGTTGGGAGTTGATGACACTTATCAATTTAGTTGGTGTGGTAGAATTGATCTTAATGGTTTAAAGTATGGAAATGGCAGTTTAAAATGCTGGACAAAATCATTTGTAAAAGATATGAAAACACACGAAAACCATGACGGTAAAAATAAAAACGTGATTGAATTTTGTCATTTTCCTAATTACTATCAATTTAATGAAAACTATTCTATCAGTTATATTGACGGATCACCTTATCAGGCTTGGAGAGCAGGATTCCGTGAAGGTGTTAAAATGAGTTTAGACAAAAATGTAAGACTGCCATTAAAACAGTTATGGTGGCAAAATTACCAAAGACTATTAGTTTGGATGTCAGTGGGCATGGATAATCCATTAGGAGTATATGCTATTCACGGAGCGAGAACAGGCTGTTATCTAACAACTTGTACAGATTGGGATTTTACTCAAGCAAATGAATATAGATATTTTGAAAAATATTGGAGATTTGAACTGCATGATGATAAAACCACAGATTTTTATAAAGATAGTATTGAACTAGGTAGGAAAATTACTGCCGAGCATGAAATTGAATTGTCTATTGAACCATTGAGTGCTGAACAAAGTAAATTTTTTAAACAAGTATATCTTAATACACCAAGAATATGGAAAAGGAGAACGCTGTAATGTATGATATTGTGTTCATAAGTTATAATGAGCCATTGGCTGATCACAATTACAAAACATTGTGCGAACGTTTTCCTATTGCCCAAAGAGTTAATAACGTTAAAGGAATTCATCAAGCACATATAGAAGCCGCCAAGTTAGCATTAACAAAAATGTTTTGGGTGGTGGATGGAGATGCTGTGATAGAAAAAGATTTTATGTTTAATTATGCAGTGCCAGAAAAAGATTTAACAGCAGTTCATGTGTGGCGCAGTCGCAATCCAATCAACGATTTACAGTATGGATATGGTGGTGTTAAATTATTACCAAGACGTATGACACTAGAAATGAACACAGATACCACAGACATGACAACCAGCATATCAAATAGATTTAGAGCAATGGAACAAGTTTCAAACATCACAGCATTCAATTCAGATCCTTTTAGTGCTTGGAAATCAGCATTCAGAGAATGTGTTAAGTTGAGCAGTCGAGTGATTGATAGACAAGAAGATCAAGAAACAGAAAAAAGATTGGATGCTTGGTGTACTCTTGGAGCAAATAGACCATACGGAGATTTTGCTATGGACGGTGCTCAGCAAGGTAAAAAATATGGTGAACAGAACAAAAACAATCCTGCACAATTAAAGTTGATCAACGACTTCGATTGGTTGCAGAAATATTTCAAGGAGACGTGCAGTGTCAGTGAATATTACTAATATACCTTTTGATAACATTGTGCGTTTTGGACAACAAACTATGCTTGATAGAAAATTGTTCAATGTGAGTTGGATATTGGGCAGATTCTGTAATTATAATTGTTCGTATTGTTGGCCATATGCTCACAGTAAAAATGTTGATCACAGACCATTACAGGTTTACAAAAATACTATTGATGAAATAAAATCCCAAGCAAGAGCAAACGGGTTTGATAGTTTTCATTTCAGTTTTTCAGGAGGAGAGCCCACAGCATACAAAAGATTTTTATCTGTTATTGAGCATTATGCCAACGACTCTATTGCAACATATCAAAGTTTACACATGACTACAAATGCTTCACCAGGATTCAAATGGTGGAATATTTGGCTCAAAGCCACAGAACGTCTTGCACGTAGAAGCATCACAGCCAGTTTCCATCATGAGTTTGCTGACGAAGATGTATTTGGAGACAAATTACTAATGTTACAGGACTCAGCAGTATACGTCACAATTAATCAAGTGATGGTACCACACTTATTTGATGAACTGTATGAACGATGTGATAGGTTGCATAAACGTGGTATAAACGTAACTTTAAAACCACAAAGCAATGAATCAGCCAGTGAAATAGTAGATGGATACAATGATGAACAAATCAAATTGATGAGAACAGGATTTCCTTTGAAATATAATGGAGTTTCGGCACAACAAATTCAGTTGACTGACCACAAAGGTACAAGTTATAATATAGATCAAGCAGAACGTTTTAATGCTTTTGGATTCAATAAGTTTAAAGGCTGGAATTGTCATGCTGGATATCAAAGTTGTATCATAAGAGAACCAGGTGGAGAAATAAAAAGAGCATACAGTTGTCATGATGAACCGTTAGGAACTATAGACAAAGGTTTTAAATTGTTTTCTAAACCGAATGCTTGTATCACGCCATCTTGTGTTAGTTCTGCAGACAGTAAAATTCCTAAGTTTAGAAAAATGGACTTTTTAGAAAATGCTTTACAAGAACAAGAAATGTTGGAAATTAGTAGGCAACAATCTGTAAGAAATAAAAAGGAAAGAGCAAATGTATAAGTTAACAGACATAAGAGATGTACACTTGGAAATAACCAGCAAGTGTCAAGCCAAGTGTCCTATGTGTCCTCGTAGAATACAAGGTGGACCGTTAAATCCTTTTATACATTTGGATGAAATCACATTGGATAGATTCAAACAATGGTTTCCTGATAATTTTATACAGCAATTGGACAGTATGTTTATGTGTGGTAACTTGGGAGATCCTATTGTGAGCAAAGACACACTGGAAATATATCAACACCTAAGAACTGTAAACCCTAAAATAAGATTGGCGATGCACACCAACGGCAGTGCTAGAGACACAGACTGGTGGACTAAACTAGCAAAATTACAGGTAAAAGTAACTTTTGGTATAGACGGACTTGCAGACACTAATCATTTATATCGTGTATCCACAGACTTTGAAAAAATTATCGATAATGCCAAAGCATTTATACAAGCAGGCGGGTTTGCCAAATGGCATATGTTGGTTTTCAAACACAATGAACATCAGGTGGAAACAGCAGAACAGATGTCAAAAGATTTAGGATTTAAAATGTTCACCACAAAACACACTTCAAGATTTAAAGGAGATTACCTACAAGTGATAGATGAGCAAGGTCGTCCCACACACAGATTGGAACCCACGCAAAAAAGTCGAGATATGATTCCATTGGTAGAACAATCACAGCAAGAAACAACACCTACCATTGTGTGCAAAGCAGTTAAGAACAAACAGATTTATGTGAGTGCTTGTGGTAATGTGTCACCTTGTTGTTGGTTGGATATGGAGTGGATACCACCCATGCAGGAGAGCAGAATAGACTATATGACTAGAATTGGCGAGTTTCCGAATTTAAATACAAGTAGTCTAAAAGAGATATTTGAAAACGGTTATTTTGACAAGATTGAACAAACATGGAGTCACTCACCGCTACAAGAATGTGGCAAACAGTGTGGATCATTTGACAAACTAGGAGCTCAATTTGAGAATTAATATAAGAGATGTACTGTATTGGATGGATGCCATCAGACAATCTGATGACAGATATCGTACATTAGAAAGTTTCTGGAAAGGGCAGATCAACAGCAAAGTATGGCTGATTGACAACTTAAAGAATTATTTTCAAAGAGTACCGTACGAGATATTGATATGTGGGGGTTGGAATGGAGTAATGTCAACATTATTGTTTAATAGTGAATTGGATATAGCAAGAGTAACATCAATGGATAAAGATCCTACTTGTGAGTCCATAGCAAATACAATGAACAAAGAGTATGAAATACGCAGTCAATTTAAAGCAATCACTATGGATATGTTAGAGTATAGAAACTATCACAAACACAATTTGATCATCAACACTGCTTGTGAGCATATGTCAAAAGAAGAATATGCCGAATGGATTTCATTACTGCCAAACAACACAAAAATTATAATACAGAGCAATAACTATTTTGATCACAAAGAACACGTGAATTGTAAAGCAAGTTTAGAAGAATTTGAAAAAGATTGCGGATTAACTGTAAAATTTTCTGCTGAATTACCAACAGAAAAATACAAACGATTTATGATAATAGGAGCAAAAAATGATAATGACTAACAAAGACATTGAAGAATATCATAATATCGGATTAGACACAGCAACAAAAGTTTTTAACAGATTTAAAGATGGCACATTGCCTTGGCTTGAACTAGACTTAGATTTTGGTGCGTACACAAATCATACAGAGTTTGCAAAAATTGAACCTTACTATGTGCCGCACAGAGAAGATGAAACGCACAAAGGATGGGAAAGTTGTTGTCTTCATGGATTAGACATAGACAAAACCAGAGTGGCAAAGGAATACGGCTATGATGATGAATTAAATGCTCCATACAAATGGACAGAACTTGCGGAGTTGACTCCAAATGCTAAACAGTTTTGGGACAAGTTTCCAGCAGAAAAATACAGCAGAATAAGATTTATGAAATTAAATCCAGGAGGAAAAATAGATTGGCACAATGACGATCCTGGAACACCGTTGCCAGAAGATTTATGCGAACATCTTATTCCCATTAATGTAGCAGTGATTAATCCAGGAATGTGTTATATGGAAATAGAAGATCATGGCATAGTACCTTGGAAACACGGCAAAGTATTTTTGATTAATATTTTAAAAAATCATACAGTGGTTAACAATGCTAATGTGGAAAGAATACACATGATTGCTCAAGCACATATAGGCAATCGTAGAAAACAATTTAATGAGTTACTTGAAAGGAGTTTAGAGAAAAATGGCATTTCAATTTGACGCACAAAACAAGAAGCACGATATAATTTTTATTTTGGAAACTAATTTCCATCAGATAAAGAATGCTTCTGCTAAAGAACTGATACAAAATATTGCTGAATATCAAATAGGCAAACTTAATACTATGGGTTATGATGTTATGATATCCTTGGCAGAAGATTCTACACTTGCTAAAGCAGTTGACAAATATGATTATGCTGTGGTGTACAGTGCCGACACAGAGTTTCAAGGTGGTGCTTTTTTTAAACATTTACACAAACTTATTGAACAAGATTTTTATATAGCAGGACATATTTTAGATCGTAAAGAAGGCTATTACGAACTGCATGAACAATGTTATGTTATTAATTTAAAAAAACACAAAGAATTTGAATGTCCTCCTATAGGAGAAATGAAGCGAGATGCCAAACATTTCACATCAGAGCCAATAAGAAGTGAAGAAAACTTTCACGATGATTATACTCCTTTATGGATCAAGCCAGGAACAGAGTTAAAAAACTATACTCATAAGTGGCACGGTTGGAACATTATCACAGTCGCTTTGGACAATAAAGAAAATATTATTGTGTTTGATGAAGATATTCGTCTAAGTAAACGATGTTACTATGCTAAACACGAAACAGATTTTATAGAACACAGCAAACAAATATATAAAAAATATAATCAAAGTGCCAACAGATTGTTTTATCCTATCAATACAGAAGAACTTCAAACAATAAGCATAGCAGGTAATATAAAACAATTAATAATTCCTGCCAGCGGATTTAACTGGTTAAAATATTTAGAAAAATATGGATATGATGAAGATACAGAAGTGATATTTTATGATTATAATCCAAATGCTTTATTCTATATGGAAGAAACTATAAAAAATTTTGATGGAGGAGACTATCATAAATTTTTAAAGTCTAAAAATAGACACAAAACGCCTGACTGGTTAAACTCTAAATTAGAAATTGCTGAACATTTTCAAACAATCAGTCATCTATGGCACATAAAATCAAAAATAAAATTTAATTTTATCGAATGTGATTTATTAAATGAATTCACAATAAAACCTAAAAATCATAGCAACGTGATTTTACACATCAGTAACATATTTGGTTATGAACCTACTGTACCTTTTGTGCCTACTAAACAGAGAATAATGCAACAAAATCAACTTATAAAACATCTTAAAGAAAAATATAATAAAATTCAGTTAATAGTTTCACAACACGCATGGGCAGGATTTGTTGAATATGATATAGATGCAGGACCAATTGAAAAATTTTATGAAGTTGATTTAGAAAGTTTAAAAGCACCTATGTGGAGATTTGGAACAGAATGGAAAACACCAAAAGATTCAATGGAGGAACATGACGAAGAATAGTTGTACATTTTGTATGCACCCTTTTACGGGTTTGGCTACTAGAGAAGATGGCGCTATAAAAGTTTGCTGTCGTAGTCTTCCTATTGGCAATATAAAAGATATGAGTTTAGAAGAAGCATGGAACTCAGACAAAATGAAAGAAGTAAGACGTCAAGTATTAAATGATGAACGTCCAGATGTGTGCGAACCTTGTTTTTATTTAGAAGATCAAGGTGTGCAAAGTTTACGTCAGCGACACATCACAGATGCTTCTCCAGAAAGCAGAATTAATTTATATCCAGATGTATTGGATAAATTGGCAGATGATTATTCAATGCCGTTTGAGTTACCCACAATAGAAATTAAAATTAATAATCTTTGTAATTTAAAATGTCGTATGTGTAATCCTTTGGATTCTACACAATGGAAAGATTGGAATGCCATTGTGGATCATTACAAAAAAGAAGGCAACTATCTTGTGGATGCTGTGGAAAGTTTAGGACTTACACGAGCACCGTATGTGGGAATATTTGAAGACAAGGATCATTTTTGGGATAATTTGGAAAAACTATTACCACACTTTAAACGTGTTGAATTTGCAGGCGGAGAACCTCTAATGGATCCTGTGCATTATAAAATATTAGACTTACTGTCTAAGAATGGAAAAAACATCGAAATAAAATATGCTACTAATGGTACAACACTGGGCATCAAAGGTGGTAGAACTGTACACGATTATTGGCCCAAGTTTAAAAGTGTGGCTGTGAATGTTAGCATAGACGGGTTACACGATGTTTATGAATATATTAGAGGTAACGGTAAATTTTCAGATGTAGAATATAACATTAAAGAAATGAAAAAAATACCCACAGTAAGTAGAATAGTAGGAGCATTCACAGTACAAGCCAACAACATATTACAAATAGACAAAGTGATAGACTATTTCTTACGTGAAATGAAGATTGTGTTTTATAGTCACAGAGTAAACTACCCAAGAGCACTGTCGGCACAGGTACTGCCCAAAGTATTAAAAGATCAAGTGATTGCTAAACTGGAAGCAATGAAACCTCGCATAAAAGATTACGACATAGTCAAAGAGCACCCTGTTTTAGAAAAGATCACACAACAACAAATACAAGACAATATAAACTTTTTACAAGCCAAAGACCTACATCAGTATTGGCAAGATTGTATAGACTTCAATAGAAAACTTGATCTTACACGAAACCAAGGACCATTTGAAAAGATTAATCCGGAGTTTCAAGATTATGTTTAAAGTAGAACATTTATATCCACACATACAACAAAGTGTCAAAGTGGAATGGAATCTTGGCAAACGATGCAACTATGATTGCTCATATTGTCCTGCGGTGATTCATGACAATACCAGTCCGCACACCGACATTGAAATATTGAAACGTGCTGTGGATGAATTGGCCAAAATTAAAAACACAAGAATAAGTTTCACAGGTGGAGAACCTTGTGTACATCCAAAAATTTTAGAACTGCTGGAGTATGCTAAACCAAAAGTGACTTGGCTGAATGTTACCACCAATGGTACCAGAACAGCAGAATTTTACACAGACATTTTGGACAGATTGATCAACCATATTGTGTTCTCTATACACTTTGAATATGATCATCAAAAGGTGATAGAAACCGTTTTAAACGTCTCACAGCAAACAAAAAATAAAAATATACTTGCACACGTAATGATGTTGCCAGGGCATTTAAACGACGTCTCTGACGCTTGTAGACGCCTAAAAGAAGCAGGTATTAACTATGCACTGCGTCCAATTCGCTGGACTGAAACACACGATATTTTTGAGGATATGG